GAGCGCGGACATGGTGTTGGCGTGCGGCATGACCGTCGAGCCGGTGGGGACCCGGACCATCTCGATGCCGGCCTCGTTGATGCCGATCAGGCCGGAGGCGACGCCACCCGCGGCCTTGAGTGGTGAGATGTGGGGCATGCCGATGGTGACGCTGGGGGTGTCGCCGATGCCGGGGACGTGGAAGTGGGGGGTGGTGAACGACAGGTCGTTCCACCAGCCGATGATCATGTTGATGGCGGTTTTGAAGGAGTCTTTGATCCAGTCCCACATGCCGTGGCCGACCTTGGCCAGGTCGCCCGGGACGCGGCCGAAGAAGTCGGTGACCTTCCCGAACCCGTCCTTGCCGGTGATCCAGTCGAAAGCGTCCTTGACGGGCTTGACCGTCCAGTCGTAGACGAGTTGCCAGCCCTTCTTCGCCGCGTCCGGGATGGTGTGAAGGAAGAAGCCCTCAACCGCGTGGACGCCGTCCATGAACCACTGCTTGATGTCGGCCCACATCTGCTTCACGAAATCGCGAAATCCCTTGAATTTTTCCCAGCACTCGATGAGCCCGATCACAAGCCCGGCGACTAGCCCGATGACGATGAAAATTGGGTTGGCAGCCATGGCGGCGTTCACCAGCCACCAGGCCGCTGCGATACCCAGGAGGATCCCGGCCAGCGGCACCGTCCATTTGTGGTTGTCCTGCAGGAATTTCGCCACGTCCTGCAGCAGCGGGCCGACGACCTGCAGCGCGCCGGCGAGCCCCTTGGCGAATGCCGTGATGACCGGCGACAGTGTGATGAGGATGGAACCCAAAGCGTCGGCGATCTTCTGCAGGGACTCCTTCACGCTCGGCGACGCCAGTACCTGCAGCGCGGGGGCCAGCGCGGCCGACAGTGAACTGCTGATCGTTCCGAGCGGGCCCATCAGGTTCGAAACGATGTCCAGAATCGAGTGCAGATTGTCGCCTGAACTCTGGGCATGCTGTGTCAGGGCCCTAAAAAAGTCGGGAATTCCCGTCTTCAGGATGTCCTGGAAACCCTGCCCAAGCCCCTTCACAATCGGAGCCGCCTTGGCCCCGGCGTCGGCCACCCCGCCGACCATGTCGACGACACCGGAGCCGATCTGCTGCGCGAACTGCGCGGCCTCCTTCAAGATCTTCGACATGTTGCCCTGGAACACAGGGCTCTTCATCAGATCCCCGGCATGTATCGCCGTATCGCTGAACGCCGACCCCATGTCCTTGATGCCCTGTTTGGCCGTCGGCAGCATCCCGCCGGAATCTTTCAGCATCTGCGTGAAGCCCGGCAGCGTCGCGGTCTGGGCTGTCGCCGACAGGTCGTGAAGGCCGTCCTTCATGCCAAGAACCTGATTGACGAAGTCCCGGCCCGGCTGGGTCAGTTTCTTCATGTCGTCGGCGAACTTGTTGTTCGACGCGCCCGCCGCATCCGCCGCCAGGGCCTGCTGATGCTGCATGTCCGCCAGCGCCTGCTCGGCCCGGCGTACCGTCTCCGCCGAATCGGCCTGCTGCTTTCCCGCCGCCGAGAACGCGTCCGCCAGCGCCTTTTGGGCCTTCGCAACCGCCTCGTTGCTGGCGATCTGCTGATCCGACGCGTGCTGCTGAGCCACCGCCAACGCGTGCTGGGCATCGCCCTGCGCCTGCGCCGCAGCGGTGACGCCATGCTGAGCGTTCGCCACCGCATCGGCGGCCTGCTGCGCCGCGTACTGCGCACTCGTCACCGACGACAGACCGTCCGCGCCCTGCTTGTTCGCCTGGTCGGCCTTCTGTGTCGCCTCCAGGTCGTGTTGCTTGGCGTCCGCGAGGCTTTGCAGCGCCTGCCGGTACGACAGGTCTGCGGCCGTCTTCTGGTCGGTCGTCAGCAGGCTGTTCGACTGGGCCGCATGAAGCGTCTTCTCCGCGATGGCGACGTTTAGCGTCGCCTGCTCCACCTGAAGGTGGCTGTCCTTCATCGCGTTGTTCAGGTCGGCGAGCTGATTTGTTGCATCGTGCTCGGCCTGCGTCAGCGCCTCACGGGCCAGCAGGGCCGCGTGCTCGGCGTTCGTTTCCGCCGCCTGGGCCTGCCCGACCGCATACGTGGCCTGCTCGACCCGCTGCTGGGCCGCAACGATCGCATCCGACGCGGACTGCGCCGATTGCGCTGCCTGGCGCTCCGCGTCCCCGACCGCCTGCTGGGCCGACGCGATCTGTGCCGCAGACGACACCGCCGCTTGGGCCGCCGCCTTCTTGGCGTCGGCGATCGCCTGCTCGCCGCCCTTGATTGCGACACTGTTGGAAAACGCTGTTGCCGCAGCCGACGCTCCCGACTGTGCTGCTGACGACTGCTGTGCGGCATAGTCCTTCAACGCACCGATGACACCGGAGAACGCGCCCGCCAGCGTGCCCACCCCGGCCGCCGCGCCCACGGCCATCGCAGGGATAGCCGCCAGTGCCGGGCCGAGCGTCAGCGCCGCACCGGCCAGCAGAACCGTCTTGGAATGCAGGAATGCAAAGTTGACGCCGGCGCTGCTTGCGGACCGGCCTGAGCTCTCGGACTTGCGCCCGACGTCCTCGACGCCGGCGGCAGCCTTCTCCGCGTCGGACGCGAACTGGCCAATTTCGTTACGCCACCGGCCCTGGGCGTCCTGCGTCAGCTTGATCTTGCCTGCGGTGTCCTCGGCGCTATGGCCGATGTCGTCGATGCCCTTGCTGACTCCGCCGAGTTCACCGCCGGAGGTGCCGACCTTCTTCGCTGCCTCCCCGACGGCTGCGACCTCGGCAGCCGCCTGGGCGGCGTCCTTGACCTTTACGGTGATTTCGATCTCTGACACCGACGCTCCCTCAGGGGTGAGAGGGCGGCGGCGCGCGATCAGATGCCGCAGGCCGGGGGAAGCGGATGGATCAGAGGGCTACCAAGGGTCCTCGTATCGCGGGGACTGCTCCTGCGGCGGCGTCCCCAGCGCCTCGATCTTCAGCAGGCGCAGAATCGACGCCGGTTCGGCGAGAACCTGCGAAGGCAGGCAGTGGAACCGGTCGCATATCGCCAGCACCCGCTTGGCGTAGATCAGCTCGCGAGGCTCGCCGGCAACGCTTCCATCGGGATTGAGGACAGATCCGGTAGCAGCGAACTGGGCGAGCTGCTCCCCAAAGGGGCCTCCACCTCCCCCATAGCCCCGAACCACGCCTGAATGATCGCCATGACCATCGACGTGCCCTGCTTCCCGACCGCCTCGACCGACGGCTCGACCGGCGTACCGAGCGGAACCTCCACGTTCCAGGACTTCATGTTCTCGGCGACCGCCACGATCAGGTGCCGCACCGCGGCAAGATCGGCGACGGTGAAGTTGGCGACGTCGATGTTCGCCGTCTCCACCAGGTCGAGCATGTCGCCGAGGGGCAGCTCGTACATCTTGACCTGGAGTCCGGCCAGCGCCGGGTCCTCGAACACGAGGTTGAAGACCTTCCGGGGAGGCTCGAAGCCCATCGATTCAGACCTTAGGACCATGTCGGGACGGTTCCATCAGCCAACACGCCGGGCACCGAGAAGGTGAGCGCACCACCGGTCGCACGCGTCAGCGAGTAGTCGGTGAGCAGGCACGTCGGGGCCAGCGTCTTCGCGTTGACGACCATCGTGATCAGCCGGTTGACGGAGGTCGACGGGATCGTCTTGAACACGTCGTGCGACATGTTCGACGCCGCGTTGAACACGCCGGACAGGGTGATCGAGAAGTCCGCGAGCAGCAGGAGCCGCTCGAATGCGGACTTGTCGATGCCCGTGATGTCCTGAACTGCCCGAGGTGTGGCGAATTGCAGGTTTGTGAAGTCATTTTTGATTGCCTGCTGGGCGCTGCTTGCATCATCGATACTCAGCGTTGTCCATGCCAGGCCGCTTTGCTTGCTAATTGCGATCACTCCCTTTCTGGAGTTGCTGCTTTGCGTATAGCCAGCGCAGCGGTCTTGGGTGGCATACAATTGCTGTATGCCAAAAGAGGGATTCAGGCACAGCGAAGCGACTAAGAGGCAGATTTCAGAAGCGAAGCGGCTCAAGAAGAACCGGGAGCCGCTTCAGCCACAGCTGTGCGCCTGTGGGTGCGGCGAGTATGCGGCCGTTGACGAGCGACGCAACCGTGTCAGCAAGTTCGTGGCCGGGCGCAATTCGAAGATCAACCATCCCATGAGTGGCAAGCACCATACGGAGGAAGCCCGCGCTAAGCTCGCGTCCTATACCGGCGCCTATGGGTCGGCCTATACGCATGGCTGGTCGCAAACCCCGACGTACAAGTCATGGAATGCGATGCGGTCGCGCTGTCGCAACGAGAGCAATGGGTCGTACCAGCGGTACGGCGGTCGTGGAATAACTGTCTGCGAACGCTGGGATTCCTCGTTCGAGAACTTTTTGGCCGATATGGGTGAGCGGCCCGGTCTTGACTACCAGCTCGACCGTCGCGATCCAGATGGCAACTACGAACCTGGGAACTGCTGGTGGATTACCCGTGCAGAGAACAACGCCAGGCGGCTTGATCCCGGAGGCTGGGTCAAGCGCCGTGCGAACCAGGCCAAGCAGACGTAGCTACCCCCGCTCGATCTCCTCGACGATGGCTTCCTGGTTCTCGCCGAAGTCGTCCAGCCACGCCGCGGGCTGCAGCAGATCCGGCTTCCGTCCGGTCGGGTTGCCTCGCCAGTCGCCGCCGCGGACCACGAACAGTTCCGGCCGCTCCAGGCGCGCCTTGTGGGTTGCGGAGGCGAAGCACGGCTGGCCAGCTTCGAATACGAGCCACGTCTCGCCGGCGGCGACTTCCGCCACTTGGTAGCGGCGTCCGGAGGTTTTCGCCAGGTGCAAGTCTTCAAGTGCGAGTGACTCGACGCGAATGCGCCAGCCGTTGATGTAGTTCTCGCACTCGACCTCGGCGCATGTCGCGGCCCGCCAGTGCGTCTGGAGCGGGACGGCGACCTGGTAGGTCTTGTAGGCCTGCGGCGGTCCGACCGGGGTGATGCGCATCAGAAGGCCGTCGCCGTCCGGTTGCGGTTGATTGCCACGGCGAACGTCACGCTGGTGACACCGCCCGTCGTGACCGTCGCGGCCCGTAGGTAGCGGCGCACGACCGCAGTGCCGCCGACAGCGATCCGCTGCGTCTGCGGCGTTCCGGACGTGATCTGCGTGAACGCGCCGCTCGCGAGGTCGGCGAACGTCACGTTGTCCGCCGAGTCTTGGATCTTCACTGTGACGTCGGTGCCGGTGAACGCGAACACCTGCAGGTGCGCCTGGAAACCGAACGCGGTCGATACGGTCGTGTCGTCCACGCCGGTGCCGTTGGTCGCGGCGGTGTCGGTGCGCTTGCCGGCGGTGAGGAGTCGGCCCCATTCCAGGCCGTAGCCGTTGGCGACGGTGTTGGTGGCGAACGTGAACGCGCGGCGCGTT